AACCTAAGAAGTGTGTTATTGCTTATATGCCTTTTTTTCTCATAGCGTTCAATTATCTGTGGGCTTAATTTTTCAAGTCGTGGTACAGGTTTTTCATATTGCTTTTTACTTTCATTCATTATCTCGTCCACATTGATATTGTACTTTGCCGCCAACAACTTTACCGATTCTATAAATGTGATTTTTTTGTGTTCTTTAATAAAATCTATTGCATCCCCAGACACGCCGCACCCAAAACATTTGTAAAAATTTCCCGATGGATTAACTTTAAAACTAGGGGTTTTTTCGTTATGGAACGGACACAAACCAACATAATCAGCACCTTCTTTTTTAAGATTGATATATTCGCTTATTACATCGTAAACACTTGCCCTATCCTTAACCGCTTGAATCGTTCTTGCACTTATCATATTACGAGCTTTCTTTCATTTGCCATTGTCGTCTTATTGTTCCATCCTGATATATACCTACTTGCTAATGGAGTGAAGTTTACTATTGGAGAGCCTTTAAAAAACCATCCAGTTACTTCATTGTTTTCGTAAAATTTAATGGCTTGTTGTTCCGTTCCGCCTAATGACCTAAACACTTCTTTTACCTTGTCTAATGTTGGGATATTTGGTTTCCTAAATAAATTGCTGTGAGATAAGTCGTACATAATAAAAGAGGTTAAAAAAGCCTACACTTATTATCGTATAGGCTTGTTATTATTAATGTAATTGGGCTTACAAAGTTAGGGTAAATCAATCTTACCTTTAAAAAGAAATACGAGCCTTTTGTAAAAAGATAGTTGACTTAAATTTGAAATAGTTTCTTGCAATTTAAAACTTCTTTCTTGTACTTGTTTTTTTTCTTTTTCTATAATTTTAATCACCTCTTTGTTTTTATCTATTAATTGTTTGACTTTTTTAAACACCTCACTTTCCCAATCGCCAGATAATTCAATATAAAATGTTACAGGAGAATAAGGATTAGAATATGAATTTTGGGTAAGAACTTTTAAGCAAGGTGTTTTTAATTCTTTTTCTATATCTAATAATCTTTTATACTCAACATAATTGAGTGTTATTGTCGCTTCCATTATACTTTCGGTCGTGAAGTGACCTTACTTTTTACTTTTTAATCTGGCATAAATTCACCTACTTTTTTATAGATGCCATTATCTATTGGTAGGTTGCGCTTAAGTGTAGGTGTTTCGCTACCTTGCTCTAACCGTTCAAGCCTATCTTCCAATGCCTTAACCCTATCTTCAAGTGGGTTCGGCTTTTCAACGTGTATGGATGATGTTTCGGGGGGGAGTTCTATCCAAATGCCTTTTTCAAAAAATCTGTTAACGTTAAAATCTTCAACCTTGCAACTGCCAGTTCTACTATAAGGATAATTAATAGTATAAATTCCGTTTTCAAGTTTTACAATAATCCCACCATCAAACGGCATTCCATCCTTATGCTCAAACCTCACCCCCGTATAGTCACGTTGTTCCCATTGTTCTGTGGGTCTAGTAATTGATAGGTACTCGGATTTGGTGACTTCTTGTAAATCTTCAAAGGGAAGAGCCCACCCATTAAACCCGTTATTAATATTTGATTTGTCATAAGCTAAATATTTGGGCATAATATTACTCCAATGACAATATTTATCTAATTTTTTCCTTACGTCTTGCCAAACCTCCTCAAACGCCTCACAATACCATCCATTAGGATAACGCTCGTTTACAAGTTCGATAGGGTGTTTAGTAGGTGGGGCTTCTTTATTTTCATGCTCCTCAAAATCATCTAATAATTCTTTCATTCTATCCTCACTAATTCCCCATAAGGACACACTTAAATACTTTGCTAACTTTTCGTTGTTCATAATTTTACCCTTTACTTATTATTGTCGCTCAAATTTCCGCATCATATTCGGCGACTAAAGTATGTGCTAGTTTATTCAATGGCTTTAGTAATTCTGCAGGAGTATCAATGTTGATTATTTCCCTTATCGTTTCTTTGAATAAGGGATGGTTAAAACCACATTGCAACTTTATAGCCCAATCGAAGTTAGTCCGCATTACACGGGCTTTATCGTGGTAAATCTGGTACAAATCGCTGCCTATTGTAGTATTCTGATTCACGTTTTTCAATTTCTTCTGGTGAATAAAGTTTGCTTAGTTCAATCTTAGCAGCCCACGAACTTGTAGGCTGCTTTAATTTTCGTCCTGTTCCCGTTTCATCAATGTAACTACTGATAACTTCTTCTTGGCGTAATTGTTCCATGATTATACGGGTTGTGATGCTGCCTCTACTTCTGCAAGTTGTGATTCAGTAAGTTCGCATTCAGTTGTAAGAAAAGTGTAAAAGCTAACTTCGCTATTTGGAAGATTTGCGCCTATTTTTACCCCTTCAAGTGCTTGTTGATACTTCGCTGCTGTGAGTTTCTTTTTGGTGGGTAATTGGGGTTGCTTTGCTGTTTCTAAGGGTGTATATGGTATATCTTCGGTGGTAGGAAGTTCTTCCGATGTGTAAGGCAAACCACCTAATTCATCATTGAAACACAACCTAAAACCTTGCGCCATTGCAACCTTTTTAATCATTGTTTCGGACTTTTGCCAAAACTTATTTAAGTTCCCATCTTTTAGTTGCATGTATTCCGTAAACTTAACCTCCCAAACAAATGGCTTTGAGCGGTCTTTTCTGTAAATGGTTATAATAGCCTTTAATGTGCTTTCACGCAAAATTGGCTTAATCTCACCTTCGGTTTTAACTTCCCAACCGTCCAACAAACCACTTCTTTCAGCACGTTTAATGTAAACCTCGTATCCGGTGATGATACTAGCAGGCTGCCCACCGTACTTACTAACATAAATTTCACGCTTGAAAGGGTTAAGGTTAAAAGCCTTTGCAATCGAAATGAAAGTCTTTTGTTCACCTTCGGTTAAATCTTTCATTAACCCTAAATTGTTAAGATGGCTTATTAATTCAGCATCCGTAACTGTTGCCACTTCATTTGTGTGCTTTGTAATTTCTTTACTCATTTTTCTATTTTTTATGTGATTAAAAACTATTCCCTAATAGCAATATCGCTATACATAGTGCCACTATCAGTATCGTCTGTATTGCTGGTGGCGGTTTAAGCTGTGTGCGGGCTTCTGTGATGATTAAAGTAAGTTTCTGCTTCATTATTTAAGCATTTGGATTAATTCAAGTGTAGTAGTGGTTGGCATAAATTGAAAACAAAAACTATCGCCACTGTTAATCCATAGCTTAAATTTACGCTTAATTTTAGCAAGCCTACCGCCTTTGCGAATATCTTTGAACTTAGCAAATTCGCCGCTACTGTGACTAATAATTGCAACGTCACTTGTAGAGTAAGTGCCAATGCTAACATCAAACCCTTTGCACCTAATTAATGTCTTAGGTTTAATTTCAATTGTATTTTTCATTTTTTCTAAATTTATGGGCGGTTGTTAGCCGCCCTGTGTGAATAAATTAAGAATTTTTTAATTGTTTAATCAATCTGCCATTAATAGCCATTAAATCACTTCTAAAATAATACCCGTGTAGAGATTTATCTCTTTTGCCATCGGTGTAACCATAGCAATAAATTTCTACCAAAGTTCTGTCATTGGTTAGTAGTAAGTACTGATTGCTTTTTAGGGCTACTGTTGTGAATTTTACTTTTTTCATTTTTTCTATTTTTTAATTTGATACAGCAAAGATATGTATTAAATGAATACAAATAATAGAAATAAATGTTAAAGTTTTGTTAAAACGTTTTCTACTGCATTATAACCCTGCTTCCATAGTGCTACCTTATCCTTTACCATAGCCACAATCTCGCTATGAATATTCTCCGGCACTCTTACGCCTACTGCTTTGGTCTTATACGGCAACTTCGGCTTATTTCCCCCGAACTTATGCCCCTTTGGGAATGTGTGTTTGCTCATTTAAAATAATTTAGTTTGTATCTTTCTTTCTACTGTTACTATCGTGTCGTTTTTGCTGCCACCATGAGGTACTAATAATATTTCTACCATTTCAAATCCTCTTTTTAATCCGATACCATTACTATTCCAGCCACAAATAATACAGATACCATTTGGCTTTAATATACGAGCGACTTCGCTTTTGCACCTCCTCCAATAAGTCATATTGGTAACGCTATGGGATAATTTGTCTTTTCCATAATCATTATAACATTGCGCAGCTTGAGTAATAGAATAAGGTGGGTCATAAAGAACCGTGTCAGCACTATTTGTTTCCATTAGTTTTAAAAAAGATAAGCCATCCAAATGATAATCAGTATTCATGTCTGGGTTTAAATCATTAGTTATTGTTCCATATTTGCTATTATTTGCAAATGGGTCAACTACAATATCCCCCTGTTTAATATACCTAAGTAACAAAGACTTAATAGGCAGTATGCCAAAGGTTAACGAATTAGGCATAGCCCATATTCTATTGATTATCATAAAATAATTTTTTAATTTACTCCATCCATAGACATTACCGCCGTGAGGGATTGCTGATGAAAAATATATGTGTAAAGTGGATACCGCAACATATAGAGTTAAGTCACTTCACACCTTACATAATAAGTTTAAGAACTATTCCACCCTTTCAGCCGTTAAATAGCATTTAATGTCGTAAAATATTATTAGCAAGATAATCATTAGTATCATATTAGGGGGTTTAGTCGTGAATATTACCTATTACTTCACATTTAGCTGGGTCGGTAGATTCGCCAAACCAATGAGAAAAAGACCTTCCGTTCCTATCTAAACAGAATGATGCAAACTTTATATTCCAACTAACCACCATTGGCTTATCGGATTCTGTTTTAACAATATCCCCCTCAAATATTTTATTACCATTTTTATCAAGCAAGCCTGTGAATTGTCCAATCGTAGGGCTAAAAACAGGATATTCTTTTTGTATATCAGTAAACATATCAAAAACAGATATGTAGCAACCTTGTGGGTAATTATGAATTAAACTACCATAAATCCATTCTTTGTCTTTATTAAGCAAACTTTTACCTCTAAATAATATCTCTCTCATTTTATTTATTGTTTAGTTGTGAATTAATCATGTGGGGGATTAGGTAGTGGCATCCAGTGGGTTACATATCTCATTCCCGAAAATTCGTTTTCATCTTGCATACGTTCTATTTGTCTTAAGGTAAATTTCCCGTCTAAATTTTGTCTTTTAGCTATTTGCACATAAGCTCCCCCCATTTGTGGATTCATTCCAATACTTTCGCCAACAACTAAAACTGCAATATCATAGTCAGGCAACCTATCACTACATTTTATCCATTCCATAACTTTCACTATTTTGCCATATCTTCTGCAAGTTCCACGCAAGAACGCATTTTAGGAGGGTTAAGAATAAAGTTTAGTTCTGCTACTGTTTTAGCTAGGTGCTTTTGAGCGTCTTTGATAAGTTGCAGCCTATAATTGTCATCAACCCCAGCAAACAAAGAAAACCCATTGCGGATATTATACTCTAGTGAGTGTAGCTTGTCTATGTATTGTTTGATAGAGGGTGTGGGATGTGGGATAAATCTACCGCCGTTGCTATTGTCGTTTTCGGGGGTTAGCATGGGAGTAAATGGTTCTTCTTTTACTTCTATCCAAGTGCCTTTTAGGAAGTAACTATCTACTTCTTTTTGTGTATTATTGTACCCATCCCCATAATGATAAACCCCCCTTTTTTTCACTAGGGTATAAATAACCGATTCATCTTCCCACCTAAATCTAATCCCCGTCCAATTCCTTTCAGTTTCTTCCACCCACAACATACCTTGTTCTTCTGCTAGTCGCTCTATGGTGGATAGGGGGAAAACAAAGTGGTTTTCATCTTGAGTATCTTTAAAATTAGCTACAATATATTTCCTACCAAATCCCCCAAAAGAACACAAATTAATGATAGCCTCACGCCTAAAATCAAATCCGTATGTAATATCATCAACGTAAATGCAATCGCTATCTATACCTTTATATACTGTTTTATAACCCGTCCCCGTAGGTATAGCAGGCAACTTAGTGCCTTTAACTGTAAAATCTACTTTTCGTTTCATTTTCTGTAATTTTTAAAATGTGATTGTAATATGGTGAGATAAGAATATGATAAGCTTTAATAATACCCAACTCATCCAACCGATACTGCCAATAAATAAAATAAAATCAAGCAACTCGGTATCTGCCTTAAATTGTATCAATACTAAATCAACAACGCCAAATATTATTAATATCACTAAAATTGCCCAAAATAAACTAATCGTTATCATTTGATAGGGGGTTTAATCGTTAAGAACTATTTTTTTTAAAGCATTATATATATGCCTACCTAATACAGTGTTTTTAACTTCCCCCTTATCCATATAAGTATAAAGTGTAGAAGGGCTACATATTTCGTGTTTACCAAACTTATTTCGCTTGCATAATTGCTCACGGTGCTGTTGTGTTACTTGTGGCAATAGTTCTTTTAATTGCAATGCCACGCTGTCATTTTCTTGTCCTGCTATCATATTTATTAGTTTTTGTTTAAAGTGTTATTTATCAAATTTATTATCATAATCCCAATAAGGCTTGTCTGTTATTTTATAAAATTTTTCTGTTTCTTTTTTAGCTTCACCCCAATAGGTATTACAAGAATATATATATACATCGTGAATAGTGCCATGTTGACTAGAATAGTACCATGTTGGTTCTGAAATATATACTTCAACTATAATTTTTTGGGTTTTTAATAATTCAACATATTTTAATAATTTTTTAGAAATATCATATACCCATTGTGTCATAAAAACTATACAATCACAATTATTTATTTCATTACAAATATCTACTATGGGTATTTCGGAAACTTCAAATAATACCTTATAATCTATTAAGTTATCTTTTAATATTTTTTCAAAAACATCAAGACCATTATCTAATGTATTATCGTTTTCTAAAAACAATACTTTCTTACCTTTTAATGTAAGAATAACATTTTGTTCCGGAGTATTCATTTTCTTTCTTTTTTAATCTGATGCAAATATATAGAAAGTATTTGAATAATCAACAAAATATTTTTTTTTGAAGTTTTTATAAAATATCCAAACAATCCCCTTATCTTTGCTGCATCACTAAAAAATAAATGAAAAATGAAAAGTAATCACACACAAGGGGAATGGAAGAAACGCAAGGTAAATTCTTATGGCAAAGAATGGTATGAAATACATTGGAGTAAAGACGGCGAATGTGTTGCAGAAGTAGTACATAATGAAGCTGATGCTGATTTATTTGCTGCTGCACCAAGTATGCTAGAAGCGTTGAAAGGATTAATAAAGCGCATTGACGAAAGCGGAATCTATCAAGCAACGCAAGAATGTTTTGCAGCAAAAGAGGCAATCTCCAAAGCCGAAGGTAATATTTAATCACCCACTAAAACAATCTAATTTATGACCCCACAATCAATCTACGCCTTTATAGCAGCCCGTGACAGGATGCCAACGGATAGGGAACTTAAGCAGCAACAACTAGAACGCTACGAAAGAATGATGCAAAACCCCCGTGATGAAAAGCATAAGTCATATTTAAGACGGGAAATTTTTAATACTAAGAAAAGTTTGAAAGATGAAAATTGAAGAAATAAAACAGGAATTACAAAAAGAATCGGTGAAATATGCCTCACAGTTTGATACTGACTATCAAGAACACGCCGAAAATGACTTTGATTTTGGTGCAAACCACGTCCTAAATACCTACTACGCCCTACTAGAAGCTAAACATGAAGCATTGTAAGCTAGTCATAGGGAGTTGTTGAAAGCTATTAATATATACCTAGAAAATAGCAATTCAAATGGAAAAGCTATTTTGCAAACAGCATTATCTAACGCTAAAAAATTAATCAATGAATCAGAATAACGAAGTAGATGAAATATTTATGTATCACATTGTTTCTTTAGATGGATTGCATAATATGAATTTTTTAACATCCGCCAGAAATAGTAAAGAAGCATTAGGACATTTACTAACAAATTCACACGACTTTTGGAATGCTAGAACAGATGGCGATTTGCAAATAACTATTAAGAAAATAATCAATGAAACAGATAACAACGAGTAAGGGTATTTACTTATTTGTACCAATAGTAAAAGATAGCGAACATCTAATAGTAGATGATGGTCATTTATGCTACTTGCCGCCTGTACCTAAAGGGTATAGTGTAAGTACTATGAAATATGTAGAACTACCCTCTACCAAGTACACCTTCATCTGCACCACCGATACCATTACAGAGGATATAGCGAAGGGGATTTGTGAACATTCTATTAGTCATTTTGATGGCAAACTACACGATATGTGGCAGTTTAATAATAGTGGTAGTTGCAATTCTTCCGCAGTAAGGGCAGTACAAATTGGTATTATAGATTTAATAGACACAAATAAAACGTATGCAATATGCAAGAAAATAAACTAACCCCCACCGAAATAGCAGCTAAGAGTGAGGTATTGGCTAAGTATATGGAAAAGACTATATATGGTATTCTTGAGACAGGTAGTAATCCACTTAAAGGATATTTTAAACCTAATGAATTTGAATATGCAATAAAAGCTGGTTATAAATTACAATTTAACTATCACACTTCTTGGGATAGGCTTCACGAAGTATGGGAAAATGTGCAAAAAGATAAATCTTACCAACGAATACCTACTTCCCAGAAAATAGACTTAACAAATAGTATTGTGTATGACACTCCCGAACAATGCTTTATTGCTTTAGTGGAGTGTGTGGAGTTTTTAAACAATTTAAAACAAGAAAAAAATGCAAATTAAATTAACCTTAGAACAAAAATTAGCAGCATTGGCTAATAGATACTATCTAAAGGATAAAAACGATTGGATTCCAAAAAAAGGAGATTATTACACCACTTGCAGAAATGATTTAGAATTATATCAAATAGTTGATGTGAATGAGACAAAAATTGTTACTAAATATTGTAATCCTGAAAGAGGAGATAATACATCTGAATGGGATAAGGATAGTTTTCTATTGGACTTTGGATTAAATAGAGTAAATGTCCCAAATTATTTATTAATCAATTAAAACAAGAAAACAATGGAAATTACAACTAACGAAAAAGGGGAAACAATTCTTAAAGAAGTTTACAGTGGCGTAGGATTAGAAACAATATATGGTGAGTTTATGCGTATTTGTATGCGTGATAGTGGGTTTGAATTTAACTATCAAGGTAAATGCTATGAAGCTAAAAAAGGGAAAATTAGGCGAATGAAAACTTTTAAACAAGTAAAAATGACTAATAAAAACAAAGGTGCTTTGACTAGAATTTATGGTGATGCGGCTAATGATACAACTGCAACATTTCAACTTTATGATAACAATTTAAAACAAGAAAAAAATGAACTGTAATGAAGATAAACATAAACCTCGTAATAATAGATTCGGAGTTACTTGGTGTGTAAATTGTGGTAGATTGTTTACAAAGCCTTGTGATAAAGATTTGTTACAATTAGAAATTAAAAATATTAATTTATCTAAAAAACAAGAAAATGACAAAGAAAGTATTTAGTGTAGCAAACAAAGGATTATTTGCAGAAGAGGGCGATATTTATTTATTCGACTTTGAAAAAGAGGGAGAAGAAAAAATAGTTGCATCAAACAAAGAATACGAAGGTAAACCTAATGACATTTACACACTCCCTTCCACCCTTATCCGCCAACCAAAGACTGATGAAGAATTGGCAGAGGAATATTTGAACAATAAGAAAGGCATTTTTGGCATCAGAAATGAACTTAAATTAGCTTTCCTAGCAGGTCGCAAATCAGTGGGTGGTGAGTTTCATTTGACAAGGGAACAAGTGGAGTCTATTTACTTTGCAGCGATGGGCGGTAAAACATTTGAAGGAACTTTACAATCTTTAAAGCAGTCTATCTACCCGCATATAATCACAGTAGAAAACGATGGAGAAAAATATTATTGGGAAACTTTAAAAGCAGAATATTGATATGGAGAATATCGAATGGGAATATGTAAAGGAAAATGGTATGACATTCATTGTTATTGGTCAAGGATTATTAGAAAGATGCCATGATGATAAATTTAATGGAATGAGATTTACATTTAGAAGATGTCCATTTTGTCAAAGAATAACAAGTATTGCACCGTTACATTGGTATAACCATCTAAACAAATGCGCACCCAATAAGTATTCTAAATCAGATATTTTTAAGATGAGATACTCTGAATTAAAAGATATTAATTTTAATTTATTTATTGGCAGACAAACAGAAAATGATGGGGTTTCCTTTAAGTCGCCATCTGATGAAGATTATAAACAATGGAATAGTATTTAAAACAAAAGAAGAAGCTATTGATTATTTACTAGACAATTATTATATGGTATCTAATAAATTTGTAAATATAATAGAGTACCCTTCAATTAAAAAATATTAGATAATGGAAAACAACACTAAAACACTCCCCTTAGAAGATAGTAACACGCTAAGGCTTACACTAAAAGGCAAATGGTTTGATATGATATTATCTGGCGAAAAATTAGAGGAGTATAGAGAGATAAAAGACTATTGGTTCAAAAGATTAGTATTTCAATACAAAAAGGTTTTTAGATATTCTGTCGGTGTAGGCTATGACGATGGGTTGTATATAGAAGAAGGTATTTTGCATTGTTGCTCTCCTGCAAGACGGTCTATGATGGGTTTTAATTATTTCGACACTATCACTTTCACTCACGGATATGCTAAAAACGCCCGTAAAATGATTGTAGAGTTCAAGGGTATTGATATAGGTGTTGCACGTCCTGAATGGTCGGATAATTGGCAAGGGGATGTGTTTAGAATTAAATTAGGGAACATTATTAAAACTGAAAATATATGAGCAACAAACTAAACTTAATGGTGGGGGATAGAGGAAAAGTAAGCAAACTTCGTTATCTTGAAAATGGATATGGAACTAATCCTAAATTAAAACAATCTCATTGGGATAGGATAAAATATACTGAAATGTGCGATTTTTTTACACAAGTAAAATGCAGCTATCTTTACAAACATAGACATAAAGCTGAAATGGTTGTTTTACGCTTAAAACGAGTAGTTAAGGGTAGGCATTGGGTCGATTACCCGAATTTAGGATGGATAAGGGATAAATGGCTTTGTTGACTTTTAAAAATAAAACATTATGACAAACAGTAAATTAGTACACTATCTTAATAGTGGGGTGAAGGTGCAAGATAATAGAGACAACCGTATAATTGATTTAAAATACGAAGGTAATTTCGATACTATTATATCAATAGGGACTTACTTAAATTTGTCAGATAGGGGTTTTTTCATCCCCTACCTATACCCTCTATCCTGCATAACAGAACCTATACCTATTGATGGTGAAATGAAAATACCATTAGTGGAATTGGCAAAGATTGAAGGAAGCTACAAGGGAGAAGATTATGTAATAAAAGAAGATTGGTTATTATGGATAGGACATGATGGTATATCTTATGCGTTTAGGTATAACGAAAAGTCTTTTGATTTTGATTCAGATGAAGAAATGAAAGAAGGTGATTATAATTCTGCTGGAAACCAATTCCTACTCTTTCAAAAAATGATAGAATGGAAGATAAACATTTTTCCAGAAGAAATTAAATCAATTGACCCTAGAAAGTTAGGGGATAATAACCCGTATAAAATTTAAGAAGATGTAATTTAAAGACATAAATAAACAACAACCTATTGCATTTGAAAGTTGATGCTGGCATGGGTTAAGAAGTGGTAAGTTATTGGTGGCTATAAGAAGTCGAACTTATCATATTGCGTTTAAGTGTGTGACACATTGAAAAGCGCAAAGAAAGCCAAAACAAAAAGAAAGGATTGATTGAATTGTTTTAAAAAGTTAAGGAAATGAAATTAGGATATAAACAGAAAGAGGTAATTAATACCTTATTGACAATACAAGGTAGCTTTATATTGATGACAATAGATTACAGTGATAATTCTATTCAAGCGTCTATTAGTGACGATGATAATAATGATTATGAATTTATAAAGTTAAATATGCTTCACTCTTTAATAAATAAGCATATTTTCAAAGTAGAAAAAATACAAAAGTCATTAGATATTTACCAAGAAAAGTATAGGCTTAAAGACCATATTAAAACCCCACCTTTAACTTAGGGTAATACTGCAATATGATAGCCTTTAATTTGTCAATAGAAATAGCTGCATCACTTGGCTTGGTGCTAATGTAAAGCATATTTTAACTTTGCTTCACCCCTTCATTATGTTGTTTCTGCAATGTAGTAAGAAAGGCGTGAAGTATAACGGGGTTTGTAAACACTGTTAATGTATTATCTTGGGCTTTGTAGCCAACTCCACCTGCGCTACCATTGCCACTAGGAACAAATGTACCTTCTCCACCTGTACTCCAATTAGTACTTCCTTCAAATCCTACCTTACCATCTATTACACCACCTTTAGTGTGTCTTATTTGATGTGTGGCGGATTGACCGATAGTAAAGTGGGTGTTGAATGCTGTTAAATCATCCGTCTTGTCTTTATCTAATATCTTTCGTTCCCCTACTCCAGCCGCTTGCGAAGAATCTAAACTTATCTGTACAAATATATTTGGGTCTTTTATTTTTTGCCAAATAATGTCATTAAGTTCTTCATCTGCATATCCAAACATAGAAATACTTAATGAAATAGAAGCCCTTGAAATTAGGTGTTTTAATATGCCGTGTACATCATCTTGCCCCACTTGAAATAACTTAAAATCTTGGCTATCATTTTGGTCGAAAGACTTTGCAGGGGTATAGATAGCTAAATCATCTAACTTAAAGTTATTAAGGTTAAATGTAGGGTCTTCTGAAATTTGTCTAAAATTTGATTGTGCTACATTTGTAGCTTGTGTTGTTGTATCCATTTTGTTTATTTATGTTTTAAAGTGATTAAATTTGTTTATATGCTTCACAGTTAGTTACAATCACTAACCAACTGAAAAAAAATAGTAAGTGTTTCATAATTCACAAATATAGTTTATTTTTGCAACACATCGGACTACCTCTGTGTATATCCTTTGTTACTTTTGGTAACATTTTATCTAAGCCGTACCACTGGGTGCGGCTTTTTTATCCTCACTTAACCCGTTTACTGATAATAAGGGGATTTATATTATCAGTTATCAAACCACTGTTTCAGTAAATCTTCTTTACTAATCCCCTTACTATCGTAGCCTATTTCCATAGCTTTTTTCATTACTGCTAAAAACATTTCTTCGTAACCGCCATCGTTAAATGAATCGTAGTTTACGCTGTCTAGTATTTCCTTTGCTTTGTCTGTCATAATAAATCTTTTAGTGAATAAATTCGTTTTGCACCAACATCGTACCTTTTGTTATGAGATGTATCATACAAATATGTAAATATACCAGCTTTGTTTAATTCTAAAAAGTTATCGTATCTATCGTCAATAAAAATATCTAACCTTTCTTTTACTGCTATTTCAACCTTGCTACCATCGTGACCTATTGTATGGATAGGTACACACGGGAATCCATTTTCTTCTATCCATCTTTCTGTAATCCATTGTGGCACGTTTCTGCTTGTTATATAACAAACAGGCTCAAAGGGTATATGTAAAGGGGATATTTTTGGCTTTAATCCCAAATAAAACTTCTCTAGTTCTTTTGGATTATCTTTCAAGAATTTAAAGTGTTCTTTTGTTTTGTAACTCCATGCCCAATTATTTGGATTGGGTAAATCAAATCTTTCTGCGAATCCCCCAACAAAATCGCAAATAACATCGTCTATATCTAACCCTACCCGCTTACTTTTAAAATATCCAACAGGTCTATCATCCCCTTGAGGGTAAATCTTATAATATTCTGTAATAAAAGCGGCGTTACACATTATATGTGCAGAATGCAATAATCCTGTTTCACTATCATAATCTTCGCCCCTTTTAATTGCTGCTAAATGTCTCTCTAATGATGCCATTACCTTACTCCATGCCATGCCTTTCTCCCAATTCCTTTCGGCATACTTTTCAGCTCCCTTTGTAAGAACTTTAGCATATTGCTCTTGGGCAAATGTAGGTACTAAATCATACCTTGTCTTTCCTGCGTTGTAGCGTAATCCTTGTTCTTTATTGTCGGTCATAATTGTTGTGTTTAAATGTTAGAAAAGATGTGTGAACCGTATTTAATTATTCTTTCTTTCAAAATAAAAACCACCAGTATGTGGTCTTTTTCCTAAGATAACTTTAGATATATTTGGATGATGTAATTTTAATTTATTAGCAGCATCATATATTCCTTCATACCTACCTATTAATATACCGTCTTTATAAGCAAAAACATACCCACTAAAAAATGGGTTATCTTTCCCTTTCATTTTACCAATGTGAGATGCTCTTAATTTTTGCAGTGTTTCATTTGTGGCTTTTTGACCTGTTCTATGATTAAACTCCCCCTTAATTCCATACATAGGGTTAAGTTCTCCCCTTTTTGAATTTGATATTTTATTTTTTGCTTCTTTCGATAGACTATAACCTTCGCCTCCCGTAGTTAAATTCATTCCATTATGAAAAGTATTATAAAAGATTATCCAATATTTTTCTCTTTCGGCTAATATATTTTCATTGCATTCTTCTAATATTTCTTCTTTGTGATTTTCAAAACCATATTTTAATAATGAATGGTAAAAGTGTACTTGTGACTTACAAGCAGCCTTCTTATAATGACACCTCCTTTGATACATATTTACGCTTTTACCTATATATGAACTTCCCACTGGATTAGTATATTTATAAATTACTCCTATTTTTTCTGGCATAAACATATTTTATATGTTGCTTAAAGATACTACAATTTAGTCAAATCAAAAAAATAATCTTCGTGGCTTACTGTTGCTGAATGTTTGTCTATCACTTGTATTGAGTAGCCACTATATGAACCGTTGTAGTTGTGGCTACTATGGAAAGAAGGTGGCGCAAATGACATATAATTGCGATAGTCAAACTTATTGCAACGTTTATATCCTAACTGGTGCAAATCGCCCTTTTCAACGTGAATAAACTTAGAACCAATATTGTGATAGTCAATGTAACTTCTAAAGAACTCTATAATAACGGGGGTAAGGTCTAAAGATAAATTCTTTACCCTTTGTTTTTCGTCTTTACCGTGAGTATAAATAAAACAATGGTCGCCATAATAAAAATGCTCTACAAAATTATTCAATACTTTAAACCCTATTTGACTTTCACCGTAAATCCTATCCAACATCATCTTGATAGTTTCATTGGCTATACGGGCAAAATCCCCGCTATGGTTATCATTTGAAACATTATTACATTCGATACTATCCGACACGTTGGCTGCTATAAGCCTTTCGATTAAATTCAGTTTACCTTTAACAAATGTTTTAAACGCATCAACGTTACTCATATTTTGCGGCAAATCGTGAACGCCCCGTGTTGTTTTTCCATTCCATCCGTCTAACCCATCCCCTAAGTCATCAATAAATAAAGTGTCGAATTTACCGTACTGATTGTATTTTGCTATAACAGAATTGTAAACGCTATCTATGTTTTGCAGAAATATTTGAGCATTGTATTTGTAGTTGTAAATTCCGTATCCGTTGGGGTTTGGGTCTAGTCCAACGTGGGCATCTGATATGGTTACTTTGAGGGCTTTTTGGCAAGTTTCTGTTGGGGTTATAGGGGCAACTATTCTAGTGGTAAGTCTTTCGGATATTATCTCTTGTATTGCGTTTAAAATGTCGCTTTCTTGTGTTTGTTCGCACTTTACGAATATGGAGGCATCTTTTGTTTTCCACCAATAATGCGTAACCCTTTCTTTTGGAATCCCCACATCTTCGCACTCCTCTGATAATGCCGTATGTTTGTTTTGTAGTGATGGCTTTTGCCTATATCCTTTTTCTAATTTTGGCAATTTCCCCTCTTTCCTTAGTTCGTATACCTTATTGACAATAAAGTTTTTAGTCGTTGCGAATTTAGCAGCTATGTTATCATAACTTTCCGATGGATTGGATAGATAATATTCCTTTATCTGTTGACCTTTACTTTTTTCTTCGGCGTTAGGCATAATTTCCTTTTAGGTAACGTATTAACAATCCTTATCGGTTCTAGTCCGTGAGGGTTGTATATTGTAGAAAAATGGTTGATGATTGAGAGGGTTGGCATATTATATGAATAGTAACTTTGATTGATTGTACATTGAAACGAAGTCGGAAACAAATTTAGGCGTGGGGGTTGCGTCCTTATCCCCTATTACCCAACTATCCCAATAAGCCCGTGCCAAATCTTCGACTGTGTTAACCAAGAATGAGTGATAAGTGTCGGGGGTTTTTTCGCCTATAAATAACCCTTTGTGTTCAATCCTATCAATTAAAAATGCAATCCCCGTATCCAATTTATCGAACACTACAAAACGCCGTGCATTACCTGTCATATTCTCATTTTGAACACAAGTAGCAACTATTTTGTTATCCCATATAGAAGCCCACCTGCCACTATCCGCTTGCGTTCCTGATGGATTTACACCGTTGATTACACTATGGTAGTTTCCTGTTTCATTCCTTATGATTACCAATGCTGCAATCTTTACTTCTGTCGGGGCGGTTGATAGTTTCAAAGTGTCAACTATCTTTTGTTGTGGTATTGGTACTGCAACAAAGGCAACTTCTTTTTTTTCTGGGTAACTGTTTTTAACTGTTGTCATATTCCAAACATATTTTTAATAAAATTATAAGAAGCATCATTGCTTTTGGGGTTAACCTTATCTTTCTTTTTCAAAACCTTATCAACGTAAACATCTTTGCTAGATAGTTCTTCTTCACTTTCAATAGTAAACATTTGTTTCTTTGAGCCTACTTGAACGATTATTTTGTAAGTCATTTTCTCCCAATTTTATCTTTACCATTATAACTCCAAACCGCCCCTAAGAATGTCAAGCCAAATAATATATAAAAGGCTGTAACAAAGTCGGATAGGTTAGTGGGTTGCATTTATAATTTAATATTTGTCGGCAACTTAGGTTTAAATAATTCGTACAATAAGAAGGCACATAATAGCAGCCATAAGGCATTAGTAAATATCGCTATCGTTAGCCTTTTATCCGATTGCGCTTGAACCTTATTTATTTCTACTTGCCCGTCCGTAATGCCTTTATTTAATACTGCATTGCTTAACCGTTCGTTTGCAATTTGCGAATTGAGTATTGCGATTTGTTGACCGTCAACTATTGTAGTGGTATCGTGTATAGTGGCGATTGTTCGTATCTTCTTAATGATTGTATCGTGAACGTAAAGCCCAACTGTATCCAAATAGGAAACAGTTGTAGTATCGTGCTGATAGGTAGTATCCGCCTTACTCGATATTACTATTGGGTTGCAGGGGTGCAGCCCAAGATAAATATTCCCCACCTTAGTAAAGGCTGTTGAATCGGTAAGCACTTGTTGCGTTGCTTTACCAATGGATTTACACCCATGGCAGAAGCTAATCGCCACCGCCAATGCCAGTATCAATCCCCACTTAGTTACACTTATTTTCATTTCAATAATTTTAAAAGTACCCCCTTATCGTTCTTATGGTGGATAGGGGGCGTTAAATGTGTCTCGGACACTAGCCCCGTATGATTTAAGGGCGAACTTGGGGCAATGTAGCCGCAATGAATTAAAGGCTGTCCAGAGAATCATCCTGCCTTTAAGAACTTTAAAAAGACGGGGAAAGTGTGCTTCTAAATAATCGGAATGCTATTCGTCATCAATTTGAGAGGCAATCCCCGTGTATTACACTTAGGCTCAAACGGGTATTAAGATGTAGCGTCACCGTTTTCATAGCCTTAATACACTTAGTCAGGATTGAACAACTCCTTAAAGGTGATGCCCAACCCCATAACGCCAAATTTATTTTTGTCCAGTAAGCAATTTAAGCCAACCAAATACCAACTGAAACACTCCATTAGCTTTGACCGATGGTATCAAACTTAATGCTTCACTTGTAGCAAACAAAGCCCCCAATACATAAGGAAGCCATGTTATTTTCGTTTCAACTGCTGGCAATAAATCCCCTACTACTTTAGCAGTTGTACTATCTTGCGCTATCGCTAAACCACATCCTGCTACTAATAGCATAAATAAAAACACTAATACTTTTTTCATTTCTTTTGTTTTAAACTGTTATCAAAATATTTAACCCACCCCCACATAACTATCGCCGATAGCAATATGGATAGGGATTGTTTCATTTAGTTATAACTTTTCAAGTTTCCCCTTACTTTTACTATCCTTTTTTATAGCCTTATAATAATAAATCCCAGCCAATACGGAAACGGTACTACCCAATATGAATGATATTATCTTCATAGTCCAATCCGCTGTGTTTGCGGAAATTGTAAAGAACCCTATTGCCCCCAATAGTGTTATAAACCCGTCTGCTGTTTCTTTGATATGGTGTATCATTTCCTTTTAGATATTGTTTAATTGATTATAAAAAAGTTAGCCGTAAGAAGTTTCCTATAAGGGCTATAAGTGCCGAATCCGTTCCATCCCAAGCCCTGTATTGTTCCGCTGTGATTACCAACGTATTACGAATGACATTGCGCCCGTCTGTTGCCCTAAGAACGTAATTAACGGTGCAACTACTATCTATTGAGTGATAGGTATAACTTGTGAATCCTACCCATTGCAAAGTGTCTGTATTAACTGGGAAATCGTGCTGATAAACTACTTTGGCTATCTTAGCCGCACTATACTCGTGTATGCTGGTATCTATCGTTTGAGCCTTCAAACCCAAACTAACCAAAACAAACAACCCTAATAAAATCTTCTTCATAGTTGTATTTTTAATGTGAATATTGATAATGAAATGCGTTGTAATTCTGTGCTACCTCTGTTGCGGATAAAGCCCTATTATAAATTTGAACATTAGCACAACTCCAATCCCAAGTATCCCCATTTATAGGATAGTAACCTATGTAAATATTTGAATCTGTTGACGCAATTGTACCAGTAAATGTCTTAGTGCTAACTGCTACTCCGTCAAGATAAAATACCAGTGTATTCGTTGACTCGTTTACTGTCCATGCTATATAATGCCATCCACTAGCGTAAGTTCCACCTTGATAATATACATTATTCGTAGTGCTGAAAAATATGGATTGCAGATAAGAAGCAGTAGCATCCAATACCGCAACACGTCCGTAATTGGGAGAAACTGCCCCAACGGTATTATATATCCCCATTATGTCATTATCTGAATAAAGTGTCCCCACCTTTACTTCTGCACAAAAGGTAAAACTACCCGATAGTGTAGAACTAAAAGAAGAATTGGTATTGGCATAACTTGTTGCACTATTTGTAAAACTAAAATATGCACCATTACTGGCACTATGAGTAAATGTTGGGGAATTGACTAGACTTGTATTAGTACCTCCCGTTAGATTATTCCAATTTCCGCTACCATTATAACTAGCTGTTTTATTTGCATCTAAATAAAGCACTAACCCTGCCGTAACAATCTGGTCTTGTGATAGGTTGTTATAAAAAGCGGACGGTTGAGCCTTAGCCGAAAAAGAAACAAGTAACAATATGTAAACAAATAACCTCATGCTTATTTAAAGTTTATATGGAACGTGCCATAATAAGTTGAACTCCCCGTGTACCAAAAACAGATAATATCCACTTGGTTAGCCGCTTCGCCTGTCAATGTAACGGGTGGTGCGCTTCCATAACTCCAATATGTAGTAGAAGGAAATGTTGTTATAGTTCTGTTTCCTGTACCGTCTTGCTTTACTTTTAGTGTATAAAAACCATTGGTAACAGGGTTTGTAATAGTCAATGTCCTGCCCGTTCCTGCAAGTGTTACCGTTGCTGACCTAAATTGATTGCTAGCAACATTCCAAGTAATAGTAGAGCTATCCGTTAGGATATCGTATCCGATATTTAATGATTTAGCCGCAATTGCAGCAGCCAATGTCAAACTATCATTATAAGTCTTACCCAATGTCGCCAATCCTGTAAATCTTGTAGTGGTATCTGCCTTAATAACATTGCTTACTATACTTAGTGGAGCGTTAGCTGTCAATGTAGGTGCAAGTTTAGTTGTATCAAAGTTATAAGCCCCTGTTGATGAATTATAGGTAAATATACTACCACTACTAACGTTTCTAGTAGCGGATAATGATGTTAATCCTATAAAATTCTTAGGATTACTCGAATAAGGGTAGAAGTAAGTAGTAGTATCCCCCCTTAATGCCACCGTACCACTTGCCCCCGTTGGAAATGACAAAATCCCACCCGAAACATTTACCGCCGCTATATTAGGTAAGGTTAAAGTAGGACTACCGCTTAATACTATTGTGCTTCCACTTCCTGTTGTCGTATTTCCCAATAGTGTTGCATTCCTTCCATTAAGGCTGTCTATAAAGTTGGATTTGTTTAGTTTTAGGGATAGTTGGGTGGGGGTAACAACACCATTAGCCGCCGTTGTATCTAGTAACCCTTTTGCGCTTGTTATTGCAGTAGCAGTTAAATTATAAGCCCCTAAGTTCACATTTGAAGTAGCCCCCGTATAGGGAACAAACCCCGTCACAGAAGGTATATCACTATATAAAGCCATTCTTAGCCAAATTGGTTCAGAATTCGTATAATAAGGCAACCCGCCGATTGAAGATATTGCTGAACATCCTATACAAGAATAATTGCCATGCGCAGTATCATTGGGTATATATAATCTATGTTGTGCGGAAATTGCGTCTGACGAAATATTATATCCCCCTGCCGTCCACCCTTGCCCCGTAACTAAATCCGTTGTAGGATTTAGATAAAAGAAATTGAAATTATGGTCTTTAAATGTAAGAGGGAAACTATCATTTAATCCTATTGTTGCTGCCGAACCGAAACTATTGCCACCATTGACATAAGCATTTAAAGCAGAACCCAATATTTTCCATTTAGAACTTGTACTATCATAGTAGTATATATATTGGTCTTGAGGTCGCCTAGTTATTGCGGCATATTTATTTTTAGGAGTAAAAATAGTATCACGGGATGGAATAAATAACCCACTATCGACACCAACATAACCTAAGTAATTATAATATTTGGATGTCATATTGGTTTGCGTTGCAGTAGGTTGTACAGAGCCGGCTTGACCGTAAGAAACGCCAAGCATTGATATTACTAATAATATTGCAAAAAGTATTCTTATGTTTAAATTATTTCGCATAGTCTATAATGATATATTCTTGATTGTTAACACCGCCATATATTGTAAGGTTATTTTGCCCTGCCGTATAAATAACATATCTACCACCCGTACTTAATGCAAAGTTTGGCAATACTATACCACTTACATATACCCTTACATTTGTTGCGCTTGTTAAAGAACTGTTTGTATAAACACTTTGCCCGTCAACCATTGGGCTACCAGCTTGACCTACCTCAAATTCTTGCAGCTGCTGCCAACAACTTGAACTACCGGCACTTCCACCCCCCGAACCGCTAAAGCCAATACCGTATTTTCCTGCTGCCATTTCATAGAATTTATCTTGTTATGACAATAGAAGCCGAAGCACCACTAGCGGCAGGAGTTATTTTCAATCCCTCTAGTGGTGAAGCAGCCGAGTTAACGAATGTTTGACTAGCACCTGTTGGAATAGAAGCAGTTGTAGAATTATTGCCTTGAAATGCACCACCACCCAATAGATTAACACTACCACTAAGAACAAAAATACTTAACTCAAGCACATTATCAGTTGCCTGTATTGTGATGAAATCAGGATATGTTAGTGTAGTGGTATATGCTGCCGCCATTTTATTTGTTTTGTTGTAGTGCCATTACTTTTTGTATATTCTCTTCCGAAAACATATCTTTTAGTGGCACTTCTTTTAAATACTCTTTTTGTTTATATAATGCTATCCTTACACCCTCTTTATCGCCTTCTTTTTTGTTATGACAAACCATTGCATTTAATTCTATCGGCGGTATGCTTAACTCGTTACCTTGCACAATTAGCGAACAAGCTATATGTGTTGGAACTACTTGCCTTAAATTAAAAACATCCATGTAGTTACCCAGTATTTTTTTAATACCCAATATTTCTTCTACACTTTGTTCTTCTATTTCGCAATAATCTTTATGAACATTAAATTCAACTTGAACGTCTTTTTTGAGATGTAGAAGAACTTGTATATTTTCTTTATTGGTATTGTACTTGGTAGCGTATCTTTTTAATATACCAACCATTGTACTAGATATTTGACTTGTATCCATTCGATTGTTTTTAATTCGCCACAAATATAACTAAATATTTGTTAAAACTATATATTTAGCGTTTTTTCTATTGAAACGGGCACGGTTATATTGATAAATCCACTATTAACCGATACTGTTCCAACTGCTTTAATGTCAATGCGAGCATTGCCTCCTAATATACTTCCTAATTGACTTGTCAAAATATTTAAAGAACTAGATAAATTTACCGTTGCCGTTAATGGTATTGTAACCGTTCCCAATGGTGCAATATTGGTCTGCATCGTTTGCATCACATAACCAACGTCTGTACCATTGACATAAATATCAAGGTATAGACTTTGTATATTAACGTTTATAGCCGAACTGTTTTGAAGTTGCAGATTTACGTTTAATGATAATGCAGTTGTTGTTATTGACTGAATTGAAATATCCGTAATTGTATAATTAGAATTTTCCAATAAATCAGTCTCTATCTTGGTGTAATTATATATTGCATACGCAACAGCACCAACAGCCCCTACAATCAATATCGGTTTTAGTAAAGACATTTTTATAATTGATAAGTTATACCTTTAGATTGCCAATCGCTATTAACATCATTTTTATCTTGATTCCACAAACCAAACCACCTAGCATCGAATGCACTATTCACAAATGAGAATAAGTCCATCGGGCTTTCCCATATTGTTTGTACTTTGGTATGTGCTGGTCTTGTGCCAAATGATTTTTTTAATAATTCTACGTCAAGATTAGTTTGCATTTGCTTTAAAATTGTTGTAGCGTTACTATATTGGTCGCCCGTTATTACATTCAATGAATTATAAATAGTATTTGCAAAATCATCATAATTACTTGTAGGAAATGTTTGAGTAACATTGTTAGCTTTATCAGTAGCTATTTCACTATCCAAGTTAGCTTGTGCAGCAGCCGCAGCTTGTGCAGCAGCAGAAGGAAATATTTTATTGTAAGCAAATTTACCCAATGAATAAACAACTATGCCAGTACCTACAAACATAAATCCTCTAACCCATCCATTGATTGATTTATCGGTGTACAAAGATGTAAACTTTTGAAAAAAATTATTTTGTTCCATATGTTTAATTTTATGAGAAAATATCCGTGAACCAATTATATGTTTTTACCGCAGGATTATTGTTTACATTATCATCATACCACTTCTTAATAAGGATATAGCCACCAATGCCAACAACGCTAATGCCTATAAACCAATAAACGCCGTTATTACTATTTTTATCAGCCATTAGAAAATATTTTTTAGTGAACCCTTAAAACTATCCCACCAATTTTTGCTATTAGTAGAAGGTGTGTTTACGCTACCATCAATATTGTAAACAGTTCCATCTGGTTCTGTGTATGTATTATTGCTTATGTTAAATACAACAGGCGTTCCATCACTTGCCGCAATGATATTCCCTTGACTATCAACAAACATTCCATAAGCAGGATTGATATTCCCCCTTACATTCCCATTCGCATCATATAAAGTACTATTATCGCTTATTTCTATATAATCCCCAGCAGCATCAACAATATTAGACGGAACACCGTCATTGTTTATTATCTGCTTTTTTGGTGAACCATCTTTATTTACAGTTGATTTAGGATTAGCAAAAGAAGTTCCTAAAGTGCTAGTAGGCTTTTTCTTGCTATTTATATAAATACCAAGAACAATCAATGCCAATGAAGCCCCAATTAATATTTTATGTTCTTTACTTGTCATTTAGTCTTTATATTAATGCAAATTAAAGTATTAATCCTTATAGTTGCTGTATTCTTCAAAATAGTTGTCTATATATTTGTTGCATTGCTCCCATCTTTCCGCATTTTCGTCTGTTTGGTTTCTTTGAAAAGTAATAGCCAACGCCCAAATAGCATCTATGTAAGGATAACCCATACTCAAATAAACATTCAAAGCGTTCAAGTCAGCCTCTAACTCGTTATCAACATCATTGTTTAAGTGGTAGTGGCTATATTCGTGCATCAGTAAAAAGAATATGATAGGAACGGTATAGTTCTTTATCATATTCTTAGATGCTTGTATCTTGCCGCCTTTAACAAAGTTGCCCCCTTCATCAACACCATCTATCAGAATCCTAAAAGAAGTGGGTATTATTTGGTTTTTTTCATCAACAATATTATCCAATAATTCAATTGTAAATTTACCATCATCGCTTTTGTAAACACCAGTATTTGAAACACTAGCATTATAAGCGAATCTTTGAGCGAACCTAACAAAAGACCGTTCATCTATTGTCATATCCGAAAGTGTGACAATATTACTTTCGAATGGTACTTTTTGTTGCTTGGTTATCTTGAAAGTATTATCAACGGTAACAACGCCAACGTTTTCATTATAAACAATTATTTGCGTTTTTGAGCCACATTGCGGCATCCTTACATAAAATGAATAGTCACCGTTTACATTCTTTTGCCTATCGGTAAATACAGTAGTCGTTTGCTTCGCATCGTAAGCAATTACCCTTATTGGTTGCATCGAGGTAGTTGTTACACTAACTTGATATATTAATGGGTCGTAATTTGTATTTAGTTCGATTAATGCCATTATGCCCTTGTTGGTTGATTTCCTGTGATATTGTTTATAGCTTGTTGGTTCATTTGAGTTACTTCAATATCGTAATGCTGAATAACATCAATGCCTAATTGCTGTGGCAAATCGTTCCAAGTGTCTTCTTGCACGAATATGTCAATCTCTTGTGGTTCACCCGTACACATTGGGCAGTTACAATTTTCTTCGTGAGAATCGCTACTGTTAGCCGCTTGTGCAGTAGTGGCATCGGTTGTTGTAGTATTGGTACTATCTGTATTAGGTTGTTTCTTTTTGAACAATCCCTTTACTTTATTCTTTATGTTTTCAGCATTAGCCGTTATCTCATTAGGGTATGTTTGATAAATGACATACCCTAATCCTACTATTGCAGCACCTAAAAGTATATTCGTTATTTTGTTGTTACCCTCTGCCATTGTTTTGTTTTTTATTAGTTACTTAACTTTATTTTATTTGAGATAATGCTATTCCACCCAATATTAATAATGTTCCCCCAACAAATAAAGCGTTTCTTAATTTATTTTCTTTCGAAACAAAATAAGTTATAAATGGTATTGATGCAATTCCAATATAAAACCCGTAAAACTCAATACTGCTAATGTTTTCTTGTTGAATACTAGGCATATATCTTATTTTTTATTTTTTAAATAATAATTCAATGCTATTGCGCCAGCGATTACAACAACAGTTCCTATAATGACATAGTTATTTATTCCCAATGTCATATTGGAATCATCCACGCCTGTTGATGTGCCGCCCATATCATTTTTAAACTTACCTACTTTTTTCTTTTCCATTGGCTTAACCTCTGGTATCTTTACTATTGGTGCTTGACCGAACATATCCATAGCATTTTCTCCAATAGCGTTTTTAAACATATCTTCCATTTCGCTGTTTCCAATAGCATTTTTCTTTCTATTGTACTTATCAACGAACTCCTTGAAACTCATAGTGCCACCACTATTTTTATACTCCTTAAATTGCTTGTTTACGCTAACATTTTCCATATTAATCCTTTTTCTTTATAATTATGAATGCAATTATTGCTAATGCTATTCCACCGCCTATATAATACATCGTATAATCAGTAGTAGTTGGCACAGGTGTATTACTTGAGGGAGTAGTACTAACGGCTTGCGTAGTAGCAATGTTACTTGT